TCAACGTTCAATGGAATGGTACAAGAAGTGATGCGAACATTATAAGTGGTTCAGACACAACTAACAATGGTGGATTTTTTGTGGCATTCAAAACATCTGGTAGTGTATCTACTGATGGTGTTGTTTCTCTTGTTATAAACAGTGCATCTGTTGATTATGAATTATCATCATCCGTAATACCAATATATAACGGTAATTTTTGGAACGTATTAGTACAACAGAACGATAGTGGTAGTTATGAAATACACACCAATCAATTTGATAGATCTCGTGGAGTATTTAATTATCAACTTGTAAAAACAGGAACGATCCCAAACTCTGTTTCTGCTTCATTAGATGAAACCTTCAGTAGTATATCTGAAATAATGTTTGGTAATAACAGTACATATAATTTATCTTTTGTTGGATATTTAGATGAATTAAGAGTATGGGGTCAACCTATTACATCTGATAATTTTACGGAACATACAAAGTTTCCACAATCTATAAAACTTGATAATCCACTATTGATACCATCTGCATTGAAGATGAGACTTGATATAGAAAATGAACCAAAGGTTAGTTATTTTGGTGCAAATGGTGTTATGCCGAATCTTGTATTCAATCCACAATACCCCACAACAATTAATACTGTAAATTTTACGAATAATGATTATACATCATTTGTTAGAAAAGATTTTATTATATCACCAAATGTTGGAAATAGTAGAGTTGCAAGTAATAAAGTTAGATATGGATTACTTCAACTAATTTCATCAAATACACTAACACCATCTAATCAACCGGATTATAATGACAGGCAGGGAACAGGTCCTTGGTCTGATCGTATTATACGTGGTGGTAATGTTTCTACAAGTAATGTATTAGATTCAAACGAATTGGTTATAGGATTTTCTCCGACTGAAATATTGAATCAAATAATATTACAACACTTTGGTGGTGCAGATTTAATAGATGAGTACGGTAATCCATTGGATGGGTATGAAGATACTTATAAAGATTTATCGGTATTAGTTGAACAATTCTTTTCAAATATAAGTTCTAATCAAAAAGTAAAATTCTTTATAGAGTATATTAGAAATTTTGACAAAACTTTATTTACTAATATAAAGAAATTTGTTCCGGAAAAAGCAAATCTAACAACGGCAATTTTCATAGAACCACATTATTTAGATAGGAGTAAAGCAAAACGATTAGGTAAAGTAGAAACTGTTGATTTAGCAAATCAATCACAACAGGTTCAAGAAGAAAATGTGGTATCGTTTTCTCCGGAATTTGAATATTATAATAACGATGAAGAACCAATACAGACGGTACTAACAACAGATGAGTTTGAAGGATTTTTAGGTTCTTACTTGAATTACACAGAGGAACAATCTGAATCACCATCTGCTATTATATCACCAGATGAAGTTCCACTTTTTCTTAATCAAAACACTAATATAATAATTATAAAATCTGGATTTGAAAGTGATATTATCTCTTATTTATATCCAGACGAAAATATGTTAGTAAGAGTTAAAAATAATTATGATGAATCTTTTGTTTTTGAATTTAGAAAGTTTGATTATAATGAAAGAATTGTTGAATTAGAAAATGAAATTGCAACACTACCATCGGATGGTAGAAATTCTAATAACAGAACTTATAATGATATTGTAAACGAATATTTAGAATTACAGAAATTAAATGGAGTATTATTCTTGATAAAACATCCATATTCTGGAACTAAACCTGGTATTGCTGTTACGTATGAGGATCTACCTGTATCATATAGAGAAGTAGGATTATTAGGTGCAGGAACAAACACAACTACATCACAGACAAATGATGGTGTTGCAAATGAAAATGATGATACAAATAGTGGTGGTGGTTCAACGGTATCTACTGTAAATAAGAAAACGAGAACCATAGCAACATCACCGGATAATGATATCAAATTAACAGTTGAATAAAAAATAAAAAATAATTATATTTATTATAAATAAAGGTAAAATATATGGCATATCTAAATAATAATACAACAGTAGTTGATGCGGTTCTCACAAATAAAGGTAGAGAACTCTTAGCTCAGGGAAATTTTAATGTAGTAAAATTTGCATTGGCAGATGATGAAATTGATTATACGTTATATGATTCGGCACACCCATTAGGAACAGCATTTTATGGTACGGCTATTGAAAATATGCCAGTCACAGAAGCGGTTCCTGATGAGACATTGTTGTTGAGATACAAACTTGTAACATTACCGGCAACAACAAAAAATATACCTAAACTTGTTTTAGTGAATAATTCGATTTCTGTTATTGCTGGTGAAAAAGATTTCATAGATCTTGGTATATCAACATCACCACGTTTAGATGGTTCTAGATTCGGATACACAGCAATATTGTCAGATACAAGATTAGGTAGATTAGAAGTTTCTCCAAATGCAACGCAATTTGGTAGATCACAACTAATAGAGGATCCGGGTTCTTCTCGAATCGTTCAATCACTTTCAGCAACAGGTATAAGATTCTATCCTTCAACATCAGTGAATGTTGATAGAATTGGAACTATAAGAGTAACGGGTAATGAGAGTGGTGCAACCACTACTATTAATGTAACAGTAACACGACAAACAATATAATAAATGGCAAATATATATAAAAACTTCTCACCAGAGGACATTATTACTGTAAAGAAAAAAGTAACAAAAGGTGTCTTTACTGGATTTTCACCAACACTTACACAACTCTTTACTGGTTCACAGGCATCAGAAACAGGATCCACCGGTAGAGGTTTGTATTATTTAGATGTATTCAATACCGGTAGTTCTTTACCAAATGCATCTGTTCAATTTTCTGTATCATATGGTCATAAAGATGGTTATGGAACACCCACGGTGACAACCGATAGTGGTTCTCGTAGACCAACACAAGCTGTATATAGACAATACGCAAATACATTGTTACCGTTATCACAAAATCAATTTACTTTTTACTCAGGTTCAACTGCAAATTCTCACACATCAAATGATGTGTTTGTTATAAATTTTAGCAGAACAAGAATAAAAGAAGAATTAGATACAGATTCATTTGAAATTCATTTAAGTGGTTCAAATGGTATCTTTAAGTTTATTGATGATTCGGCAGATATTACAAACCCAGCAATTACACCGGGTGGTGTTGTGTATGATATTGCAAGTGGTTCTATTGATTTAACTACAACTGGAAGCGATATTATAACTTATACAGCATCTAATGGTGAAGGGTATGGTAAATTTTATCCAGAAAGTGGTATTATTATACTGAACCCATCCGCTATAGGTGATACTGTTGGAACAGTAAATGGAGTGTATATTACGGGATCAGCAGCAAACACATCGGCTGCTACCTATGATAATTTACATTATACATTTTATGAATCAATGACTGGTGGTTCTTATATAAAAGCAAGATCAGCAGAAGACGTAAGTTCTCAAAGTTATTTTGTGAGAGTACGAAACAGAGAATTTAATTTTAGTAACAATCCAACATATGTTAGTGGAAGTGACAAACAGATTATAGATTCACTATACAATGAACCTATTACTTACATATCTACGGTTGGATTATACAACGAAAATAACGAATTATTAGCAGTTGCAAAAACATCTAGACCTGTTATAAATGGTAGAGATACAGAATCTCTGATAAAGATAAAGATCGATTTCTAATATAGATGAATGAAAGCACTAAATCCTGGAGATTTTTTTGAAACGGAAGCAATAACAAATAGGGAATTTGTTTTATCAGAAACAAGTCCCTACTTGGTAGTGTTGCATGGTGATGTACATACTGGTTCTTTTTATACAGGGTCTTCTCCAATAACCACTAATGGTATTTACAAAGGACCGTTTTATCATAGTATAAAATCTCAGTTTTATAGTGATAAGTATAGACAAGAAACAACACAATCTATCGCTAATTCAATAACAGCTATAATTGTTTCACAATCAGTTTATGATGAAAAAATAAAAGAAAATAGCGTTATTCTTACCGATGCTTCTACTCAAAATATTTTTATTGATGATGGTGGTGGTAATTTAAAATTAAGTGGATCTGTTTATAATGTTGGTAACGTATTTTATGAATATGGAACCATTGTAATAACGGATAATAATATATTTGATGCAATAGCGTCGGGTAGTTTCACTTTGAGGTTTAGATCACAACACAAAAAAAGAACATTAAACTTTTCTGCAACAGTTGAACCGGGTGAATTTAATTATTCAAAAAACCCAACGGCAACAATGAATGGTGCAACAACTTTCACACGACCAAGATATTCTTATACACTATCACAGGTCTCCGCATCCTACTCACAATCAATATCAAGAGAAACAATTATTCCTGAATTTTTCGGATTTGACCCAAGTGGATCTACTGATAACCCACTTACACCGTATGTTACTACAATAGGTTGGTATGATGTTTTTGGTGATTTATTAGCTATTGCCAAACTTGCAACACCGACACCAATACCAAAAGATTTTCCAATTACTTTTAAGGCAAGAATTGATATATAATGTGGTTTTATGATAATAGTGAAATTTCCTCAACAGAGGATATGCCTAAAGATGTAATAGGTTTTATTTATGTTATAACCCATATACCATCTAATAAAAAATATATTGGAAAAAAAATACTTACTCATAAAAAAACAAAACCGCCACTTAAAGGACAGAAAAGAAAAAGAGTGGAATATGTAGAAAGTGATTGGAAAACATATTATGGTTCACATGATGAAATAAAAAGATTGCTAAAAGAAGGTAATCAACAGGAGTTTCATAGGGAAATAATTGGTTTTGCAAAAACAAAAAAGTATCTTACATATCTTGAAACAAAATATCAGTTTACTCATGAAGTTTTAGAAAAGCCAGATGAATATTATAACAGCAATATACTTGGTAAGTTTCATCCACGTGATATAGAGACTTGATTTGTTTGTTTTATTTTTTGTTTGTATTTTTTATGCATGAATAATGTAACCAAAGAAAAGTTATTAGAACTTCTTTCCGGAATTTTAGGGAATCACTCTAATCATTCGGGGGACGAGTGTTCATTTCATTGTCCTTTTTGTCATCATCATAAAAAGAAACTTGCAGTAAATTTGGATACTCAAAAATGGCAGTGTTGGGTATGCGGATCCAAAGGTAAATCCTTACATAGATTATTCAAATCACTTAATGTTGATGAAAGCGTTTTTGTACGGTTGAAAAGTATAACCGGGCAAAAAATACAGATTGATAACGATGATACTGATACTCAAATTTATTTTTCATTACCTGAATACTTTACACCATTAGTAGATGCTCCTAATAATTTTGAGACAAAGAATGTAGCAAACTATCTGAAATCCAGAAACATAACACGTGAAGATGTAATAAAATATAATATAGGTTATTGTTCAGATGGTTTATATAAAAATTATATTATTATACCATCATATGATGAGAATGGAAAATTAAACTATTTTGTGGCAAGAAATTATTACAATTCTTCTATGAAATATAAAAATCCACCTATCAGTAAAAATGAGATTATTTTTGAAAATAATATTTCTTATAAACTTCCAATTGTGTTGGTAGAAGGTGTTTTTGATGCAATAACAACAAGAAGAAACACAATACCATTGTTAGGTAAAAAATTACAATCAAAACTCTATCAAAAGATTTTAGAAAAAAATGTAAAAGATGTTTATATCATGTTGGATAATGATGCTAGAAAAGAAGCATTAGATATAGCAGTAAAATTACAAAAACAACACATAAAAGTTCACGTGGTACAAATGGATTATAAAGATCCAAATGAGATGGGATTTTTAGAAGTAAATAAATTAATAAAGAATACAGAAGAAACTGATTTTGCAGATATAGTAAAATTACAATTTTTATGAAACAGATAGATAAGATATTTCATATTGCCGATATTCATATTCGCAATTTGAAAAGACATAACGAATACAGACAAGTATTCAAACGATTATATTCAGAAATCCAAAATAGAAAAACGGATAATTCTCTAAT